GTTCATCACATTCCTGGGAATAACGCTCCAGGGATCGTCCCCTTCCGCCCACATAAGATTTTGGAGGGTCCTCGTGGCGAGTTTATACCGACTTCCAGGGTCGGAGCGTGCGAGCCACACGGCACAGGTGCTGCCTGGGGTCGCGCCAACAACCCACTCCAGCTTTAAGCAGACTTAACGATTTCTCATCTGCGAGGTGCTCCTGCGCACAAAGCTTTCCAGGCGCCCCCAAGGAGAGTCCAACCCACGACAAGCATGAATAAGTTTCCTACCACTGCCCCCTCACGTGAGGCTTCGGGCTTCATGCATGTGGGCTGACCCCTCAATGGCGACTGAACTGACGCATCAGATCCTGTTCCGCAACGTGAGCAATCCCCGCGCACGGATGCTCCCCCCGGGCCCAGCCTGCACAACGCTCCCCCGCACCGGATATACCGAGCCCCAACCTTCGGGGCGGCCACATTGCCTACGGGTGGTTTACGCTCACAGTGGCCTGAGGGGAGCAGAGCCGCTCAGGTACTTGTCACTGCCTGTGTTGATAGTACATCTATCGCACGCCCGGGCTACCCGCCCGGAGGGACCTAGCTAGCTAGGATTACTTTACTCCTGTTAAGGGTGCCTTGTTAAGGCCAGGCATTGGCCCTCCGCTCATCCGCCTACAAGGCAATGAATGAGATGCGACAGAGGTCGGCGGTGTAGTTGGCACCATAAATTGCCCTCAGCTCAACAGTTGTGGATCCGTCGCTTTCCACAAATGTGTCACCCGCTGCACTTGCCGCACTTGCGGAAGTGACTTGCACAGGCACTGCGAGGGCGGAGCCGTCCACATACAGCTCCGTTGTGTCCGATGTGGCACATCTAAAGTTCCACAGGACATGGTACCAGCCGGGTGTTACAAGTGTGAACACGCCACTCGCCACAGATGGTGGATCCACCGAAGGTTCAACCACAAGCTCGTCGAAGACGATGACGTTGCCACCGGTGAACCCGGTATTGGCACTGAGGTTGTACTGTGTAGCACGAGTGTTGGCAGCTGGTGCCGAGCCAGCAGTCTGAGACTGCTTATCATGAAGTACGATGTCGTACTCCATTTCAAGGTAGCCGTGTGTAGATGTGTCAGCACAGCCTTCAGCACTGACCCAAATACGACCTGCGTCATAGGTCTTCAGGTCGCCCCCGACAACAGGGCCTGTCCTCGTGTAGAGGCGCTCCTTTCGACAAGGAACTCGCATCTGGAAGATGCGCCAGACCGCGCCATCGATATAGGCACACGACTGGGTTTGCTCAATGGCACTGGCTGGCCCAGCATCTAATGTGTCTGGATCGTAGGAGATGATGACGTTACCGTCAGCATCAGTGCCCTTCAGGTTCTTATACCTGATGACGAGGTTCTCAATTGAGTACGACTCGTAGTGTTGAGCAACGCCCGACAACCATGGGAATGAGGTTGGAAGGGCGGGATTTATGGCATAGTTGGCAACTAGGCCAAAGGAGACGGAGCCTGGCACTGAGCCAATGCGCTCCATCTCCCGGTGGCGAACACTGTGGTCGCCGCGCCTCTGCGCCGACATGTTCTGCGACGCAGGGGCCATCTGCACTCTAGGGCGTGCAGCACCCGATCCCACAATTTGGCGATTGCGGGGATTGCCCGAAGGGCGAGAGCGGGTCTGATTGCGTTGGGCCGTCATTCCCTCAGGGGCCATGCCTCAAGCGTAGAGAACGAATTGCGTTGCCAGGTCATGACATCGTAATCTGGGCCTGAGGGCACTGCCCCGTCAAGGGTGAAGGACCAACTCGAGAAGAATCGCTCAAGTTCCATCTGCTCATCGGCTGTGATACCGAATGCGCGGGTGAAAGATTCGCGCGCTGTGTCACTTATGGGTTGTGGACTGAGGCGGACTAACTGACGAAGGTTCATCGCCTGCAACTCACGGGCCACTCTATAGTACATCGGGTCACATTCCTGCAACTCAATGTGCTTGGTCGTTGCTGCATTCCGCATCATTGCTTCGGCAAAAGATTGGAGAACAGGCACGCCGAGGTTAAGAACCATCTCAGCCATGCCTATGGTGTTCAACAGCTTTCGCCTCGCGGTGCTGGAGTCTATGTACTTGACTCCGCCCATAGCCGTGCTCAAAACCTTCCAGGGATTGCGCACAAACTTGTACTTGCCTGGCTCGTACTGAATTGGGCTGGACTGGCACCACTCAACTCCCTCAATGGTACGTGATACGTTTTCTACTTTGATCTCCATGCCAAAGTCCAAGAAAACGCGGCCAGCGTTCTGACATACCCACTCATACTCCTCCTCCTCAATAATGAGAAGACAGTCGTCACCATCATCTAGCATGTCATACTTGCGGCCCGCCATAAAGGCTGAAACCATGAGCGTCATAAGGACACAGTTGCCTAGGGCGGTGTTCATGTCTCCGGACATACGCTTACCCCGTGTGTGGTAGCGGATGCCCTTCGTTGAGACTCCCTTGTTGTGCAGCTGCCAAGACAACAGTCTGGCAAACTCAGGGTCGGGGCACATGCGAAGGTACACAGAGTGCTCGATCTCGAGCAGCTCCTTCGACACGTGTTGATCGAACCTGGAAGCATCAAGGGAGACCACCACCGGCGCACTGAAGGCTGCCATCTTCTCCACGAGCAACTGGGCTCGGGAGGCCTGTGACAAACCTTTACCTATGAAGCGGGTGGCGGGGAAATACCGACCATCACCCTTCATCTGGTACAGTGGATGCTCGCAAGGTTTGAGATACCTTGCGAGGGCCACACAGTACTTGGCGTCGCGAAATTGAATCGCCCGCGGGTCAGGATTGACCTTTGCAGGAGACAACTTCTCGAACTTCACAAACAGTTTGACTTTGGCACTTTTAGGGGTCAAGCCCGTGGCGAGGACGCGATCAGTTGCCTGAACGTATCTCTGGCGTTTACCACCAGAATACATATCAGGCATCACGTACCAATCGTCAGGGGAGACACGCGGCAATAAGTAACCAAGTCGCCGGGCCTGCTTGCGAAGCATGTTAAGGCCGAGCGCGGTGGGCTCGGGCACCGCCCCCAGGACCCGATTCCTGAGGGCGATGGTTTGATTGCATGAGCAATCGTGGTGCGCAAAAGGCAAAAATGTGCCTCCACATTCCACACGCGCGATGCGCACCCATTGGCGCGTGTGTTGATCACCCTGTTCCGTAGGTCCGCAGTCTATGCCGCAGCCCTTGGCCGGATCTTTCATCTCCTTTGGCCAAGCGCAGAGCGCGGGTACGGAAACCGGGCACCTCTAGATGGCTTTGCAGCCTGGCAAACTGCCATCAGCTGCATAGCGGCGAAGCGCCGCCACCCCCCGAAGTTGACTCGGCAACTGCCAGTAGTCAAACATCGACTGTTCCACGGCTGAGTAGCTCAATGCAATTGCAATGGCCCTCGCCTGTTGGTCCAGTCGGACCTCAGGTGACCAACTCTTCCTCTCCTGGGACATCCACTGAGTTGATGCAAACTTGAGGTCTCGGGCGGTGAACTGCGAACGGCTCGTGAACATCGCCTTCTCAACGAGATGGACAAGCAGCTCCGGATCAACACCGCTGCCAAGGGCCTTGGCTCTCACATCTGCTGCCAAGTTCGGAAACCCTTGCTTCACGGGTGATGGAAAGTTCGCAATTTGGTAGCCAAGGGACACGGTTGGTGAAAGCGCAACAACTTTAGTTGTGGCCCGTGTAACCCTGGCGACCGCTGCCATGAACCCCACGCCGTAATCCGGAACATCTTCTTGTTGGGTGATGTACCGGTAACCGACGTAGGCTAGAGCACCTGTGACAAGTAGCTTTCCCGCCGCACGGGCAACCGCCCACCAATTGCTGGTGGTGGTCGGCTCAACCTCAACCACTGCCAACTCACGTTCGATTGACAGCTGCTGGTTGAGCTTGGTCGCACGTTCTCTGCGATCAACCCATGACTCCCCATCCGCGGAATCGCCATCCAACTCATCGAGTGGTGATGCGACTAGGTGCACCGGTGTCCCTTCAACCTCCATCCCGGAGGGAATTGAGACGGCACTGTCGTCGCGCAAGTCCTCGGCGTTGAGCAACACCAAGTCCTCTGCATCACTACCCGAGTCGGGCACAGGCGGAGCTCGATGTGGGACGAGCCCCCTCATCACTCGACTTCTACGGAGTGATGGCTTCGGGCTGTCACGCCTTCCTGCATGACGAGACACCGGAGTCTTTTGGTCAGTTTGTCGCCGACCACGCGAACCCCGAGTGGAACGGGGTGGAGAGCTATCTCGGTGGCTCGCCGACACCGCCCCCACCGAAGTGGGGGGGACACCATCCGAAGATGGCAGAGGCGCGTTGGCGCGCGCCTCGCGGCTCAAATCAGCAGGCTGATTCTCACCTTGAGCAGATTTCGACATTG